CCAGTTAAAGGATTACTGGGTGCAGAAGTACTACTAAAATTTTCTAGTAATTTAATAAAGTTTTCATTAAAATACTCGCCGTATCCAGTATAGTTTCTACCAACTAATGTAAGGTTTGTACTAGCTGTATCAATTTGCCCGTCAATTAAGTCTAGTAGCAATGTGCCGTCTGTTTTGTTTAGTTGATAACTCATGTTATGCTCCAGTATAGATAATGTAATTGACTGCTAAGAAAGGATTCATAACATTTAATGGTGTGCCTAATGTTGCATCTGTTTTTATGCCACCACTACTTGCAATGCCTTGTGTTCCACCTAACCCTGGTTCAATCGGAAGTTCAATAGCATTGTCATCGACTGGTACACCAGCACCAACTCTAACACCATAAAACTGTGTGCCACTTGCGCCTTCTAAATCGTGCTCATGTTCTGGCAAATTGTCAGTTGCAACTACTATCGATTCTACTCCTGCGTTGCCGCCAATGGCATCAGCAGCAATATCAGTTACTCTGTTCGCTCCTGGTCCGCCCATATTATCAAGACCTAATGCGAATCTGCCTCTAAAGTCTGGCAATGTAAATTTAGCAACACCATTATCGCTAACTAAACTAGCATCTTTAAAGTTATGTTGAATAGTAATCCATAATTCATTGTAATCAGACTTATTAATTTCTTGTCCATCACATAGTAGCCACCCTGTAGGTGCTTCTGCGCCACCAAATGGCATCATTGCGCCTGCTGGCACAAGTGGAATTGTCTTTAAGAAGTTACGCTTTGTAATTTTACGAACGCCAGTAGTGCCAGTAGTTACATTTAGTAGTAATTCGTCAGCGTTGGCTGCATCATAAGTAACTTCTTTATTACTAATAAAACTATCAGCAATACTTACTGCAAAAGTTTTTGTACTTCCGCCAGTTTGTCCGTCGAATTCAAAACTGCTTGGTGTAACATCGCCGCTTAGAGCAAATGTTGTAGCACTAGCAAGCCTATCTGCACTACCTGCTCTGCCACTAACTGTGCCACTTACGTTACCCTGGATATTACCAAAGAATGTTGTAGCATGTATTTGATCGTATTTGTTAATTGAGGTACCGATATTTCGTGTACTATTACTATCAGGAGCAACATTACCAGTTTGTAGTATGCCGCCGATATCTGCGTCACCTCCGATATAAACGTTACGTGCAACACCTAAGCCGCCTGCTGTTGTGATGCTGCCTGTTCCAATTGAAGACGAATTTTCAGTACTCGTAAGTTGGAATGTACCCGATTCTGGTTCTCCAGTTTTTGGAGATATTTTAACATTTCCTTTTACATCAACAGTTTGCTCCGGAGCAGGATTATTGAATCCTACATTGCCGCTACTATTAATACTCATAATAGTCGGAGTTAAGTTTCCGTTACGCATTCTAATATCAATACTTGAGCCACTAGTGTTATGCTGTATAACTCCAGTTTCACCGTCAATACCTAAACTTAATTGCCCGCCGGTACCAATTTTAATACCGTCATTGCTTTTAACACTTAATTGATAATCTGTACTACTTGCTGCGTTGCCTCTTAAAAAATTACTTGCTGGTATCGATGTGTTTCCGACTACTAATGCTTCTGCTTTTTCGGCAGTTCCGTAATATTTTAGTGCTTGTACACCAATAATTGCTTCGTTAGCAATATTCATACCAGGGTTAATACCTGTTCTAAATCCTTTTATTGAAGTTTTAGGAACAAAGCTCTGGCTACTAATAATAATTACTGGCTGATCTTCGACCTTAATTGATAATACATTGTAAGTTATATCGTCAGTACCTATAATTGCCTGGGCCTGGGCTCCTGTTAGTAGACCATCACTAAAGTCTGGTCCAACAAGTACCCACGAGCTGCCTGTAAACAAATATAGCTGCTGACTTTCTGTGTTAACCCACAAGTCGCCTGCGCTTGAGTTTGCTACTGCCGGAGCAGCACTTGCTTTTTTAAGTCCGCCGCTTGCTACCCAGTTAGTTCCGTCATACACTTTAAGTTGATCTACTCCTTGAGTAGAGTCATACCAAAGTTGTCCTTCTACTGGACGTAACGGTGCTGTAGTATTTGCAAAGTTTTCTAATAAGTGTAAAAAGTTTTCATTTACTGCTTGACCGTATGCTGTTGTGCCACGACCAGGAAAGTTTAAAGTAGTTTCACTATTAAGAGTGTTATCAGCAACAATTATTGTTCCTTTATTAACAGTGTCAGTGTAGCTTATTGTATATGGCATAGTTTATTCCTTACCCTGCCAAACTTTGTACACGCACTGTGTAATCAATTTGGATTAATCTGTTAAGTGACTTTTGAACTGGGTGGAAAATAACATGTGTAATCAGTCTGCCTGTTCCGGCTGCACTATAGCTACGTAATCCTAATTCATCAAATACATACGCACTGTCTGTTGCACTTGCAGTATCAAATGCATCTTGTCCATTTGGTTCACCGTAATCTAATAAACAACTTACTACAATATCAGTATAGTTTGTTCCACTAACATGTCTAGTTTCTAGTTTGTTTCTTGCAGGATCAGTGTTGTTTACACTTCTGTCGTCAACAACCTTAGTATAGGTTTGATTGTATAGACTTGCATTAGTTCCTGTGCTATTAGGTGTTAAATATGTAATAATACCAGTTGGATCGACGCTTGTTCCGCCGTTTCCAAAGCTCATTTCATATATAAATCCTGCTCCAGCGTTTGCTAAACTATCTGCTAGTGCAATACTCATATTCTCATAATGGATTGCATTGCGCTTGTCAATGTATACCTTTTGTGATTCAGGGTCAAATATCTTAATATGTCCCTGAACTAGTACTCCGTTTGTGTCCTGCATGTTATCGCTCATTTAATTTTTTCCTATACTGTATTTATTCAGGTAGCTCAGATGTTCCTGCACGTAAGAATCTTGCAATACTATTTTCTGTATCACCCAATGATTCTCCGAAAGTTGTCCAACTTTGGCCCACTTTTTTCACAATTGTTACTCTTGTATCTTTTGCAGGAGTTGCAAGTAATGTAATTACGTTAGTTTCTGTATCAAACGTAAAGTCTGCTACAATTGTAGTATCCCCTTCTGGACTATCTAGTGCAGTTACAGGATTAAACACATCTAACGTAGTCTTACGCATACGTGTGCCTGCCACAAACACTTCAATCTCATTAATTGATGCAACAGGGTAACTAACTGTAAACTCGCTTGTAGCGCCGTCTGCTGTAGCGTTATGGGCCAAGGTTTGATCTTTATAAGGTATAGTTTTACTTATGTTCTGATCGTATACCTTAGTATCTAATGTGTAAGTATTCTTAACTCCAGTACCTAATGTCCCTCTACGTAGTTGGCGCAGTGTATTACTTTCTTTTACAAAGTACTCAATGCGCTCGCCATCAATAAAGATTACACCAGGTAAATTTTGTCCCTTGTTTGGATCTGACAACTGGCTTGCATCGGTTAACTCAACTCTTAAATCGTAATAATTTAATGGTTGTGCTAGTTTAGTAGCTGCTTTATCAAGACGCTTAAAATGTGTCCTATTCAACATATCTTTAAACTGTCTATATGCAAATTTAGCTGTACTTGCTGCAGAAGTAAAGTGAATAACGTCTATAATATCATCAGCTGCTGGTGTTCTTACTAATTGAACTTTTAGCCTGTCACTAGTTATAGCATAGTCTACACTAGGTGTTAACAGTTCGCCGTTTACACTTACCCAAACATATTCTGCATCAATTGCAGGCTTACGTAACGTAATTTCACCAACTGTTAATCTATTGTACGTAACATAATCAACATCTGTTTCAAGTAGCGTAGCTCTGTTAACTACATCATAAGTCATACGCTCAAGGCCTAGCAAGTTGTGGTTAGTAAATTGAATTACTTCAATTACTGCTCCAGCTGCTGGTGCTGCATCTAATGTTATTGCAGTTCCATTTAACCTATATGCACCGTCTGTTATCACATACATTTCTAGTAAGTCGCCAGGTGCTCCGACTTCGTCTGCTAGTGTAATGGCGCTGTTTGCAATTTCAAAACGCCATTGTAGCGGAGTCGTAATTGCAATGCCATTTAAGAATATCTTAACATCAGAAACATCTAAACTACCTGCTGGCATCTGGAATATTTCTAGTGGAAATTCTCTTTGACTGTTTGCAGGAATCGTATACTGTATATTGTATCCTGCACTTAAAATAGTATTATTTACTTTAACAATTACATTATGTTCTGTTGGTATAGCATACAGTGGTGCATTTGCTAGTGTAAATACCGTTGTTGCTGCATCGCCAGTAAACGTATCTTTAGTAATTTGACTATAGTTAATTTGTGTATTTGCTGAGAACACAGTATAATTAATTACATCACCTACTGCAACAACTTCATCAAATCTGATAGTTGTCTTAGGACCAGTTTCTGATTTAAACGCTATAACTGTTTGTTGTACTCCGTTAATGCTTGCGTAAACAGTTACGTTAGTTTCCCAATCAACTGTAGTTTCAAAATCAGTAGCGGAACCATCACCAATTAGCTGTCCAAAGTCTAGTATATTCTGTGTACCTTGCGCAACTGTTACAATACTAAGTTCTGCTCCTACTGTTACTGTATTAAGTGTTACTTCGCCTGCAGCCCAATTAATTGTATAATCAGTTTGTGGTAATATATTATTAGCAACTTTTACAATTACAGCATCTTTACTATTTGGAGTAACTCCTAATCTGTAAGTTAGATTGCTGTTAGCTTGCATTATATAACTTTGACTGTTAATAATACCCTGGCCTTTACTGTCTCTTGTAAATACCTTGATATCTAATGTGTCTAGAATCTGTCCAGGTACAATTTCCTCAGGGCCTCCTGAAGTAGTAGGTGTAACAAAACCGTCGCCGTCTACAATAATTTCTTCTGCTGCAATACCACGTGCTGATGTGTAAGATAAGTTGCCGCCACTTAGTGCAGTATCATAACTGTTAGTATCAGGAATAACACTACCATCACTTGAGGTTTTTCTTACAACGAATATATCGTTGTCTAATAGAGTTATTTCTAAGTCTTGTACATATACTATGTCAGTTATGCCATCGCCTGTAATACTGTTTGTAATAGCATTTACATTAGTTGCAGTTCCTAAATCAAAGTTAGGATCGTCAATTCTTACGCCGTTTTTATAAAGATTATAAACAACTCCATCTGCTAATGGAGCACTTAATTGTACTGCAATTGTAGATCCGTCTGCTGTAAATACTTCATCTTCAAAAGTATTATCAAATTCATCCCAATTATCAGTATACCAGCCGGCTGTGTCAAAACCAGCAGGGCCATCAAAGTCAAAACTGCGTACTTCAACTCCGCCATAATCTGTGCCTGTCATTAATTGTGCAAAATCAGTGCCATACATGCCTGCCACTGGATTGTATGCATGTGTTATTCTATCTTCTGCACTTAACATGCTTAAAGGAATGTTGTATTCAACACGCACAACTGTATTTACTTTCGGAGGAGTTGTAAATAACACCTTGCCTTGATTCCTAATATAAGTTTTGTCAGTATTTTCAATATTTGTAAATGTATACTTGCTACGCAATTGTAAAATATTATCCACATATACATTAACTTTCTTAGTATCTAGATTCATTGGCCATTCTAAGAAGAATCTATTTTCAAATCCTGTTCCAGTAAAGGTTTCAATTTTTGCAAGTGTACTAAATGTAACTTTTCCGCTAGTTCTGTCAAACTTAATTTTGATACTTGGACTTCTTACTAATCCGTTACCTAAAATAGCAGTTGCGTTAGCAACAGTTCCTATGTCTGTTTGTGATCCCGATATAACAACTGTCGGTGCGCTTGTGTATCCAGATCCTGGATTTGTTACTTTAATACTAGTAATTTTTCCATAACCTAAATATGCCTTTGCTGTTGCGCCTGTTCCGTTGCCGCCAACTAAAGTAACAACAGGTTCATAAGTAAATCCACTGCCGCCATTGCCTAGTTTAATTCCAGTTATTTGATAACCGTGATTATCATTCCAGTTTTTTCTAGGGTAACTAGTAGTGTCTAAGTTTGCTCTTTTAATTGTGCCGTCTAAAATAATTGCTCTACTCGGATCAATTGTTTTAGTAATGCTATTGTATACTGGTGGTAAATCAAAATCACTAACACTACTGTTCGTAGGATCTATTGCATTGTATTCGCTAACAAATTCTCTTATCTTTGTTGAATAAGGTTTAAATTCTTCAACAAAGTTTTGATAGCTTGCAAGATTATCATTGTTAAATGTAATGTCTTTTTGGTTTAATGTTTCTCTGTTGTGCTTTGCTTTGACAAAACTTGTTTTAAACATCCAATCAACTGATTGCTGTTCTGACATTACATAACGTAACGCAGCCATAAACAAATTATTATATTCAACTTCTAACTCGCCTACAAAAATATTATCCCTAATAGCTCCGAGTATAATTCTTAATTCTACGCTTGGGTTATTATCATAAAAATTACTATCAAAGCTACGGTTGTCAAATCCTACAGTATTCTTACTGTAATCGTACAACGTATCCTTAAATTGTAAAGTTCCATTCTTTCGGCCAATAGTATCATAATTAATTGTGTAGTCTTCGGTATCTTGGTCATCTACTTTTCTTAATAGTAGCCAACCTCCTGATCCTACATTTTCAATTTTTACAATGTCGCCAAGGTTATTTTCTAATGAAGGCAACTGGTAAGAACCAATAATTGTGTCATTAATATGTGTAAACTGATTATATCCACGTGCGTACCAGTCAACATAATTCCAATACAATTCTGTATTATAACTTTGTAGTTTTCTTCTAAACCAAACAGTTCCGTTCCACGAATATAATGCCCATTTATCTTGCACACTTTCGTCAGCACTAACTAGTACTGTAAATGGTCTAACAGTAATACTTGTAGTTGCATCGTATCCGCTACCTTGATTAGTAATAGTAGCAGAAATAACCTGTCCTAAGTTATTAATAGTAACATTAAAATTAGCGTCTTGTCCGGAGCTGCTGCTAATTTTAAAAGTAGGAACTACTTTGTATCCTCTGCCAGAATTAGTAATATTAATTCTAGATATTCTGCCGTTAGTAATTACAGGTGTTAGTGTAGCCGGAGTAATCTTATTTGTGCTTACAAAAGTAAGTTCAGATAACGTGTCTGTTACTAGGTCATATTCTCTAGATATTACAGTCGGAGCAATATCTTTTTGTGCTAACTTAGTAATATCAAATTGGTCAACTGCTAGACTTTCAGCTAACTTTAGATTTATTCTTTCAATAGTCTGCTTTAGTGCTTCAAATCGATTAACAAACATACTTTGTCTTGGGCGGTTTTGTACACCATAACGATTTTTAACAGATATAGTTGGATCTGGAACAATTCTGTCATTACTATCAAAGCCAATTAAGCTGTCAAACCACTTGCGTTCAATATCTGCATCAGGCTTACTTGTGTTTAACCCATCTGATATTAGTTTGTATTGACTGTGTGTATTTTGTGTCTTCTTGGGTCCTGTTGAATACTTAATGTTCAATACTAAATCGTCATTATCGAGGAACGTATCAAAATTATTGATTACAAACTTGCTATCAGAAAGCAAACTTACAAAAGGATATCCTTGTAGTCTTGGATTCTCAATAAGTGATGTAATATCACTGATGCTTAATTTTCTGTGTTCCATAACAGGAACTGTAACTTTGTTAACTACCCAAAAGTAATATACATTACTAAATGTTTTACTAACTTCGTTATATATTATTTTAGTAGAATATTTAGTATCGCCAAATAAACTCGTGCCACTAATTTTCGCTTCAATGCCGGAAGGAGTATCTGCTATACTATCCCAAACACTAGGAATAAAGTTACTTGCTACCCATTCAAATATATCAATTCTCGCATTAGGAGTTAATTTATTCCAGTTATTTTTTTGGAATGTAGTTGAACCTTGATATGCATGAGTAAATTTAGCAGTACTAATATTCCACCATACTTGTCCAACGTGTGTCTCGCACCATGCCCTGTTAGGGTCAACTGAGTTATCTAAAAGATTACCTGTATTGTATACAGCAGGATCAAACGGAGTTTTAAATGTAATTTCTTGATCTGCTGGGCCAGCTATTTTACCTTGTACTGGATCAATATAATCAATATAACTTACAATAGTATTCTCACGCTTGTTGTATAAAAACATTCCTTGAATGTTATCTACGTCTACTGGAGTAATGCCTTCGCTAATTATGTTCCATGCAAATGTATTTTTATTTTTTCTAAAGTCAAGCAATTGCCCTTTGTTTCCAGCTGTGTCATTCGCGTCGGTGCCGCCTGTTGAATCTATAAGTTGATCTGGCATACCAATATAAACGTGATTGCCGTTGGCATAAATGTTTTCGCCGAAGGTAGTTTGTGTTAACGGATAAACAAATTGCTCTGAATATATTAAACTGTTGTTAACTGTTTCGTATACATAAACAACACCTTTGTCAAGTTTTACGTTTGCAAAATTTGTAAACTCGTTGTCAAACGTTGTTGCAGTATCTTCAGTTACAGAATATACCGTAACATCAAATGTAGTTGGTATTACTTGGTCGCCATTTAAACTCGATACTACTAAGTTATCTATGCCAAAGTCTAGTCCAAAGCCGAAGCCTTCACTTTCTTCATTTTGTGGAGGTGTTAGTGTTTGTGTTAAAGTAAATGTGCCATTAGTTTGTGTGTAAACATCTACAACACCTTGGTTAGCTTTACTTGTATCGTTTAACATTGAACTAATTGCAAGCTGTGTGCCTTTAGGATTTAGTGCAACTTTGTCAGCCCAGCCGGTAATATCATTAGGAGCAGTTATTACTTGATCTACTTGGAATTTATCTCCTACTGCACGATAAATCACAAGCTTTGTTCTTACTGTGCTATCATTTTCTACTTCTTGTTGATTACTTGTTACTACTAACACTTGTGCATCATTACTAATATCAAAGCTCTTACTAAATTCTAGTATGTTTTCGATAGGATCAAATACAGTTTCATTATAAAATGCATTTGCAGTTAGATTTGGCAAGTAGCCTAAATAATCAACATTAGTACTAATACTTGTCCAAGAGTTATTTGACGAACTTGGTGTTGCTGCACCTGTTGCTACATTAGTTGCTGCTTTCCATAATGTATTACTTACTACAACAATATTACCCGTTTTATAAGTGTAAGTATTATCAAATGTTCCGCGATAGTTTGAATCCTTGCCGTGCTTCCAACTAATTTTATTCCAGTAAATTGGATCAAGTATAACATTTTGTATTGCTGTTGTTGCTTTAAGGCAAATATAATAATCGTCTTTATATATTACAACATCATCAATCACATATGCACTTAGTTTGTATTCGCCTTTAAAACTATCAGTTGCTAGTGTACCATGACGGAATATTTCAATTGCGCCAGGGTGTACACGCCTACCTGTACTATCTGTTTCATTTGCACTTGCAACACTATTACTAGCAACTAATAAAGTATAATAATTTCCAGTTTGTACTATTGCAACATTGTCACCAAAGTGTCTGTTTGATACTCTATATTCTGACACTAATGTATGCTGTAATCTATAAGTACCATCTCGCAGTCTTCTATATATAGCAACTGCACCTTCATTTGCTAGTACAGGACTTGTACCTGTTTTCTCTGCAAGAATATTATATACTTGTGTGTAATCTTTGTTTAAGGTATATGGAGGATTTGGTAAACGCTGGACACCTTCTTCTGTAGTTTCATCAAAGAACCAATATTCTTCATCAACAATAGTCGGTGTAGTAACAATATTAAAGTTATTGTTATGTTCGAACACTACTAATTTGCCAACTAATGTATTACCTACTACTATACTATTATTAATGTCAGTTATTGTGCCAATTGTGCGGCCAATATCAGTGGCACCGCGTAATCCAACATTTGCTTCTCTGTAAACTTGATAGCGTCCAATGTTCGATTGTTCTGTCCACTCGCCAGTTAAGACTTTTACATAAACTCTAATACTATTAAAATTACGTTTTATAAACATAACTTCAGCAGTACTTGTAGTAATTGTTGTTAATGCAAGGCCACCTGTGCCATCACGGGGTGTTTGTACATCCGAAATTGTGTCGCCTACTTGAGGCTCGTATCCAAAGCCTTGGAAGTCAAATTCTGTTAACGTAAAGTCAATGTATCCGTCCCATATATCAGCAACAGTTTGTGCTTTGTTTAGAATATCATATGTAAATCCTGCACTTGCAACATCAATAATTCTGTTGTCAAGATTGTATAAACGGAACTCTTGTGTTTCACCAATTGTTAAATAATCACTAAATGTCTTGCCTACTCTAGCTACCCATTTATTACTCAGTAAATCTCTCTCAACACCGTCTTGTGCATCAGCGCCTGACGGATCACCTCGATATGACAATTGTTCAATATAGCTTACATTATTTTTGTTAGTAACATATGTACCAATTGTGCCGACTGTGTTTTGAATATTATAATAGTTATTAATAGCTCTTACTGAGCCTTGTAGTTTAACATCAGCATACACTAAGCCTCGGCCTTGTTCATAATACACACTATTGTTTGAATAAGTAAATCCTGTATTAATCATCCAGAAGCCGCCTAGTACTGCACTTGTAGCATATGTGTCTGCTTCTGAATAAAATCCTACAAAGTCTAATTCATTAATAAACATTTCGCCAGTAACATTAAAAACACCATTTGTGTTTTTAACATAAACAACTGCACTGTCTAGGCGCTTGCCTACATATGCTACTTCTGCACTACCTGTATCAGTTGTTACTATAGATCCTACAACCGGTAATGATACAAAAGTTTCAACAAACATTACATGATCAATTTTTTCAACAATAGTATGATCTTGACTTAAAAATGCTCCAGTAATTTCTGGAATAAGCCCTTCAAACGGAATATAGTTATCTAATGTTGGGAATGTAAAACTACGCTGGTTCCAAAATAAGTTAATTGTGTCACCGGCTGTTGTTCCAATATACATATCTTTTGGTGCCCGCACTAACATGTGACTTGTTGTGTTAGTTGCTAATCCCGGATCACCTGCAACTAAAAGATTTAATGTTGTACTATCAGCATCTGCTGCGGATGCTAAATTAACATATGTGTCAAATGTACTAAATGGCTGATTTGCAATCTGCGGTAACACTTCTCTATTTGCTGACCATAAACTTTCTCGATACCGTACAATATTATTCTTAACATACGATGCATCTGGTTGAAAGTCAAACGTAGATGCTCCTGTACTTGCATCTGTTTTATAAGATAGATTAGTTTTAACATTACTAGCTTTCGGAATACCTACAATAAGATATTCACCGTCTGGCGATACTGCTACACTTTTGCCAAAGGCAGAATTTGTACTAACAAAAAGGTCATCATTGACTAGTATAATTTCTTGATCTAGTATTAAATTAGACTGTTCTTGTGTTCTACGGTATACTGAAACTTTTCCGTTTAAGTCATTTGGTGCTGATACAAAAACATTAGTATTACTTTCGGTTACGGCAACACTGTCACTAAACCCTTGATCCGTGCTGTCGTAATCTGACGGATTTGTAATTGTTTGCGAATTTAAATATACAGAATTATTTTCTAATACACCCCAATCGCCTTTATAATTGTCAATCCACAATCGCTGTTTGTCGTATATATCCTGATTTGTTGCTGCATTAATGCCTGCTGTATCACTTACTCTTATAGTTCTTAGTAATGACATTGCAAAACTTATATTATCTTCAATAGTAACAGCTTGGATGCCGCTGTTTAGTGGAACTCTTAGTTGTATCTTATTAAGATTAATATTATCAATTTCGTATAACCCGTTAATAGTATACTGTTGCGCTCCTCTGATACTAACATAGTCACCAACTGTAAATAAACTTACTGCCCATTTATCTAGTGTTATTTCTACTAAATTTAATCCGTTGGCTGCAAAATTAGAAATATCAGTTTCTATGCTAATTGCATTTACAAGTCCTCGTGTTAGTTGCATAACTGACCAACTCTTATTGTCCGTGTCAGTTATCCACATAGTATCGCCTAATTTAATTTGATTAGTATCAACGTCTGCAAGGTCTTGCAAGGAGCCAACAATAAAGTCAACATCATTTTCATTTGCATACCCAGAGGTTCTAATAAATTCATTAGTTAGTGATTTAGTAGGAAACGGTGCGTGTGTATACCCTGCAGGCTGATCGTATACGTTGTTTGGTTTAATTCTATAAATCTTATCATAGTTAGTTTCAGGCAGAGTGGTTACAAGCTCAATTGCTTGGGGCGACTCTTGGATATTTTTTTGTATTAAATTAAATCCAACTTGCTGCACATCGTCAATTGCGCCGTACCGGCCAACTTGGATTGCCCATTCTTCGTAGAATTCCAAATTGTCGGCAGTATTACCCAATGCATCAAACAATTTAGTAAACACATTCATTGTGCCTTTGTCTGCAATTGCACCTCTGTAGAATTTAAACTGACTTACATCATCATTAATAATGTTAGCAAGATATTGGCGCTTCTGATAACCTATCAAATGCTGCGCCATTTTTTGCTGCTCAGTATCAAAGCTATCTGAATCTAAATCATAAAAGTCTGTAAACTGTGTAATTTTGTAATCAAAGTTAGTCATTAACTGTGACTCAGGTTTTTCGCTTAACTTATACCAGTTAGCTGAATTAAAGTTTTGTGTGCCATTTGCGTTAACTGTTGCAACATAGTAATACTGCTTGTACTTTACAATATCACCAATCTTGTAATCTTTCCATTGTGCCCAATCTGTAAAGCTTGCATCGTCATAAACAAATCCCGGAATATTTAATCCGCCATTCCAGTTATCTGATCTGTAACCATTTACACGGATTCGTTCTTGTCTGTAACCTGTACTTGGATTATAAATTGTGTCGTTAAAGTCAGTAATATTGTCTATTAATACAACGTGTTCTTTTTGTATTAACGGTAAAGACACATGATATAGACCTTCATCAGTACCAACTGTTTCGAGACCAAAGCTGTTTTGGTCTCTTAATAAACTGGTAAACTCTGAATCTAAGAATAGTCCGTCTGCTTTAAGTAGACTATATCCATAAAACTCGTCTTTAATATTATCAACTATAACATAGTCTTTTTGGAATTCTAATAAGTTTGCAGCAGGACTTAATGCAATTAGCGAGTTATCGGACCATCCTTGTGTTGTCCAGAATAAAAACTGCTTTGCTGCGTAATTCCAATTTTCAACTTCGTTAGTTCCAGCAATAACATTTTCAAAATTAAATCCAATTTCTTTTTGTCTTACATTATAACCTAATATAAAGTCAATAACTTCTTGCACTGTGTCAAGTCGTGTACCATACTGAATTCTTGTAAGTGCATTGATATCAAAGTTTTTCTTAAATGATGCTGTTCTTCCACCAGTAAGAGGAAGTGCAGGAAGCTTAACTATATTATCAGTGTCAAATGTTCTATCACTAGTAAATGAAGTAACAACTCTATAATATGCATTATTATTTAATATTATTTCGCCGGAGATGTAAGCAGTACTACTATCCCATTCAATTACTTTTTCAGATATTCCGCCAACTGTTACAGTACTTGTAGACGATCCATGTAGTGCAGGATAATATTCAAAGTATGGTTTTTCTGAGTTGTATCCTCTTACTATATACCCTAGTTCAACACGTTCTACAATAATACCACTGTATATTGCTAGTTCAATAGGACTACTTGTATTTAAAAATACTTGGTAGTTTTCTTGTGGGACAAATATACCATCCTGTGTTATTGACTGTGTCGGCGACCTGCTATCAAGTATTAAATTAAACTTTTCCTTACTTGTAAAACCTGCAATTTTAATACCGAGTTGATTAGTAATTCCTGCAAGGTTAGTTTTGTATCCATCGTAAACTGATAATATATCGCTTGCTACAAGATTGTAAATATAGTTTACTAATCCTGCTGTGTTAGTTCGTGCAAGTGATTCAACTGTATTTGGTAATGTTAAATCCTTAATTACAATAGGTGCGTTTGTATCTACGTTTACCCACTGATTTGCTAAATTCTTAGACACTCTTGAAACATCAAACCCTAATCCCATTGTTTTAGCAGGCTTGTTTAATAGCATAGCTGTTAGTACAGAAAAAGGATATTCAGAACTTCTCCGCCATGCGTTTTCAACAGGAGCATAATCTCCAAATTTAAAGTTTTGTGTAGCATTTTGCACTTGGAAGTCTTTTGCATATCTGCTATCTAGTGGTGATAGTAATTTGCCGAGGCTGTTAACTGGGATAAAACTAGTTAATCCAGTACGTGCATAGTTAAGATCAATCCTAGTGTTTTTAGGATCAGCAATGCGTCCCTTTTCTAAGTCTCTCCAAAGTACTAAGTTATCACCTGTATAAGGTGCAGGACCATAAACTGTATTCCACCAACTTGGCTTAGTTGTTAGACCAAGCATTTCCCAAGGATGACTATGCGGGCGATCAGTATCAAATGCCCTAACATACATGCCTCTCCAGTATCCCGAGTTTACGTTACCGTCTGGCGAAGTAGTATCTTGGTAGTTAAATGTCCAATTATTTTCTCTATTATAAAACGTATTAGTCGTGTAAGTTTGATTATTTAAGTTTTGCTGTAGCCACTGCGTAAAATCACCAAGCATTGCATTGTCAATTTCAGTTTTAGTAAATTCATTCGTTCTAAATTCTCCGCCAACAAATGTATTAACGTCTAATCTATCAGTTGAATATTCTGCTTTAATGTTATTAAAGATTCTCTTTTCTAATTCTAATAATAATTCATCTCTAAAGTCTTTATACGCTTTAATATAGCTACCGTCATGGCCTCTGATAAATGCGACGCCGACTGGGTATTCAATAACTTCGATATCATCAATGCCAGCAAGTGTTGCACCTGTTGCAGGAATATAAAACAGTTTGTTCATTCCTGCAAATGTATAAGACTTAGATAATGCGCCGGTGCCTGCTGCACTCTTAGTAGTGTACACAGGATAGAACCAACCTCTAGTACCAGTTGCACTATCTTCGCCGTATAGCTTAAACGGACCAGTAGTTTCTGGCTCTGCTGCAATCACAGTATCGTCTATTGTTAGTTCAGGATAATACTTAGGAAACAATCCTAGTTTACTAGGAGTAGGAGCAATGAAGCTACCATCAGTACTATCGTATTCGTGTATTTCAATTAAATCAGTTTCTATCTGTCCGGCATTAATTGAAACATACCCTGCAATATTAAAATTGTAATCTTTAATGTGCGTTAATTGTACGCCGTTTAAATAAACAGTTACACTTTTTGCACTTAACTCTGTTAAGTTAAAGTCGGCGGTAATCGGATATTCTGTTGTTCTCTTATCTAATATAGTGTATGTTAGTTTATTAGCTGCTCCAGCTGGAAGCATATCAGAGAAGTAAAAAGGCTGCGACTTTAATTTATCACTATTAACAGTTTTTAATATAAGATCAACGTGTCCTTTTATAGGACCATCATAACCTAATGTAGCAGCAGTGTCTAAAAATACTTTCTTAAATCTTGAATACTCTTTTCTAGAATATTTTAATGCCTTTACAATATTATAATCTTTATTAGTTACATGGTACAGTGGCAAATTAATTGGGCCGCTATGTTTAACAAAGCGTTTACCGTAGCGATCTAAATCACCTAAATCACGCAGGTTACTTGATCCAAGAAATGCACCTGTGTAGTTAGGAATGTCTTCTAACATACTGTCAACATGGTCAACTACTTCGCCTAATGTAAATTGATTAACATCATCGTTTAAAGGATTACGTTCTAAGTTATATGGAAACTCGTAATATCCATTGGAATTTTTAATAGTTTTACTATCTGTCTTAATTTTAATAACATCAGTAGCTACTAAGTCTTTTACAAAGATAACAACTGCATTACTATTAGTTTTATCAATTGTGTAATCAGTATTAATTAATTGTAATTTATTGTTTACAATTACAACTAATTTTAAGTCAATAATACTACTTGATTTATTGTAAACGTCAATTATAAAATTATTAATCTGGGTGCTAGTTGCAGAATACTCTCTTACAACATACTGCTTACTAATAGTAGGAATATCACTAAATCCATTTACATACTTAAATTTAGTAAGCGAACTATATTTCTTTAAATAGCCGCTTTTAATATGCTGCGTATACAAATCAGTATCTGTCTGGTAAGTAAATGTATCAGATAATAAATTAAAATCAAAAACAATGTCGCCTGAATTATTAATAGACTTATAATCTAATGCAAATCCTAATTCAGTATCTACAATACCTTCGCCGATACTGTATGAAAATAACTTAGTGCCTTTAAATGTAGTCGAACCATAATATGTTTCATTGCTGAAACTGTTACCATTTTTGTCGCATACTTCAAAAGTAGGAGCTTGATTACGTGTTGTCTTTTCTTGTGCAGTAGCCCACTTATTATTATGGTAGTGATAACTCTTACCTGCATTTATTAAGCCTTGTGTAATTAATACTGTTTCAAGATCAATAGGCAATGTATCAGTAGTTTCAATTAAACTAATTTGTCTGCTATTTCCAATTTTAACAAATTTAACTTGGTATATTTTTCCGTTCACTAATGTATCAGTGTCTGCTGTAAACAAAATACGCATATTATCAGCAAGATTAATACCGTCAATGTTATATCCTATTTCACCTTCAATAGTACTAAACACATCAGTCGTGAATGTGTCAACTAAGTCAACGTCAGTTTTAGCATATGCGCCAAAATTGTGTAACTTTAATCCTGCTTCAAATTCTATAATAGGACGTTTTGCACGAGAAGTTTCATCTACATCTCCTGCTAAATTATTAAGTTCAAAACTTTTTAAAATTACATCTTTGTGGTACCATCTATTGTACCGACTCCATGCATTTCTATCTGGAGTTGCACGGTTAACAACAATATAATCTTTATTAGTTGCATATGCTGTTGCGTCACTAAAAGGCAATGTATCAAAGTTATCAGCATCGAATGCTATGCGGTTAATTTCGCTGTATGCAGCTGGAATAATTAGATCTTGATCTTTAATTAATTTAATTTTTTCACCAACACCTTCTACATACCAATCATTGGTGTCATACGTAGCAGGTAATACATCACCTTGAAATTTAATTTTCATTCCGTTGGATAATTCTACACCATTTGCACTTTTGTAAGTTTTCTTACCTAGTATTTCTTCAGCGACATTAAGGAATGTATTTTCTTCAATATCGTAAACTTTAATAAAGTTACTCGTATCAACAGAATTTTTACTGATATAATACAGTACATCAGGAGCATTGGAAGGAACAGTAAATTCAATTGTGCCTTTTTCAATATAACTACTGGTTGTAATATTACCCTCTTCATCATAGATAGTTATACCGTCATTATACAGTGTACTAACATTAGTGTCAACTGTTATTCCAGGAGTAAACGTTCTACTAAGTGCAATTGCCATTGGATGGTTTATAGCATCAATAACAAAACGATATGTTTGGCCACGGAATATTTTTAAGCTAGGGTTTCGGACGAGACCATCATTAAATACATAAGCAATATTATCGCCTTGGTCTTCTGTAGTAACAGTGTACGTACTAACAATATCTCTGCTTTGTCCTCTTACAGGAACACTAATAGGACCGTTTGGCATCCAGTAGTACTCTCGGAAGTTTACAAACTTATCCCAGTCGATATTTGGGTTCCACGCATAAGTTTCTTGACTGTTTAAACGACTGTGATTATCTGTAGTGGCGCCATAGTTACTAAGTTGTCCTATGTAATCATTATAATCTTTATAAAAAGTTACATTATCATAATTGTCTTTGATAACTGTCGCAGGCTCTAACTGATAGTTAGTTCGGTTAGCACTTATGTCATCGACATAATTGTCTGTAGTTTTGTATGCTTTGGCTGTTTTTCTACCGTAATAACCATTTACTTTTTCAGCAACGCCGGGTTGTATAAGTTGGTCAAGTGTTCCTTGTAAGAACTTTTTATTTGCTTGTGTTCTAAAGAACTTTGGTAAAAAATCACTTGCAGTAATTTTATTATTCTGTCCTGGAACAGGTAGTGCGCTTTCGTTCTGATCATTCTTAGCCATTAGTAACTATAGCCTCCGCCTGTTGATGGTGTAGTTGTTGTAGTTGTTGCAGTTGTTGCAGTTGTGGTTGTTGCAGGTGTCGATGCACTGCTTGATATTCCTGACGTTATACTAGTCGCAACAGTATTAATTATTGTTCCACTAGCTTGTAAATTAGTTGCTGTTAATTGATCAATTGTTTCGATATCACTCACCTTAGCTGCACTTGCAAATATTTCATCTGGCTCACTTTTTATTTCAAATAGGCTACCAAACGATTGTGTAGTTTGGCGCGGTACTATTAGTATACTTACCAGTTTAGGAGACAGCCCATTTATAATATAGGCACTAAGCTCTTGAAAGTAAAACGTCTCTCCGAAGTCCCAATTTTCAATATCAAAGAACTTATTAATAGCTTCAATTATGTCTGATTTAAGTTCATTATCGTTAATAACCATACTAGGATTTTTAACAATCTTAAACTTAACTTGCAGATCACCTGGAGCTTTATCGCCAAATAAGATTTTATACTTTGCAGGATGATAAATTACTTCGTCACTTAAACTTTTTATTTTGTTTATTGCTGTGCCATAGCTTCTAAACAATTCATCATTACTCGGCGGCTTAGGTTGTATTAAAGTTGTTCCGCTGATATATTGTTTTACTTGAGTATCGTAAGTCTTAGATAAGATATATGTATCAATAATATTACTTGCACTTGGGTCAATTCTGTATCCACTATCGGCAACATGGATGTAATGGAACTTTAAATCAGCACGTCCGAAGTATGCTTTATAATCAGTGTTAATTATAGTGTTGTTTAGTACTTTATTAAGCTTTCTAAATATATCTTCGTCAATTAGATAAAAAATTTGTCCTTCTAAACGTGTGCTGTACGGAACGATAGCTGCTTCGTTTTGTATTACTATTATTTCGGCAGTTGTGTTTGCAAAATACTTAAAGTCTTCTACTCCGTCAGTTGTGGTATATTTCTTTTGAAATATTAGTTTGTCTTTTGTAAGAATAGTTGTATCTTCTTCGCCGACAATTTGCTCAAAAATATCAGGATCATCAATTACGCCGTCATCATCGAGGTCAATAAATTGGACTTGTATTTTACGGCTATCTAGATAACCTTCGGTATCTCTATATGCATCAGTAATTGTCCAATTAAAGTCTCTTGTAAATGGAGTTAATTCTCCTGGCTTACGATTAATATTTAAGATATCAATTTTATCTCTAACAATTTGTCCTGTTGCAGGATCATAAATTTTATCAGCAGCATCAAAGAAGAATCTAATTTCTTCTGCACTTTCCATTACATATCTTAAATTGCGGTATGTAATTGTGTATTTCTCACCATCTGTCTTAAAGTATAGCATCCAACTTGCATCAAGATTTTCACCAGTAATGTCTCCTGCTTTACCTGTAGCAAACGTATTAAGTGTATTAATGTCTTCTGCTAATACTAATTTCCACTGTCTGTCGTATTGATCATAACGTAAAGCAAAGTCTTTATATTCAAATGCTTGGTCAATTAATTGTGTTTTTATGTCGTTAATTAGTACCTTAGAAAAATTTGGTATAACTTGTTGTAGTATTGCATCCGATGGTATGACCTCGTTTACTGCAATAGGAGAAATTCCATCTTCGTCTATTACTGTGCCAGCGCCTGTTACAGAAATTACTTTGCACCATTTGTATGATGTTTTGCCTAAGTGGTCAGTGCCTGTGCCGTCTGTCATTAATGTGCCGTCTGCCATAAAGTGCTTACCTACAGGGGCAACAAACTTTAACATCGACCCTGCTTCCAATAGCCGCAAACTGTTTGCAGTAAACTCGCCTACTGTGTAAGGATTAAAATCAACATCTTGTAATAAACCTAATGATTGATTTGTGCTATTGCTAGACTGTAGCCAAGTAGCGTTAAGATCACTAACAATAATCTTTGGATATTTTGCTAGATAGAAGTTCTGCGAAGTTGTACTTTTTAATATATCTTCAATTGTGTTGTATATAACACCTTCAATATCTGTTTGTGTTGCAAACGTAAATGATTGTTTTTCAGTAAATTCTTCTTTATAAATTACACCATCGTCTGCAAACAAACTAGTATTTGAATACTTTCCGCTTGCGTCTTTTAAGTCAAAGAACCGACTGATGCCGCTCGATATCCTATTTGAACTTTTAGTTTTAATGATGTCTTGACTAATTGCTAAAGGACCTATATTATAGTCCTCGCCAGTAATTAACCTATTTTGTGTGTAATAAGTCGCAGGTGCATTTTGTTTAATTTCTGTACTTGTTTCAGCTGCTGTGCCATTACTAACTGTGTAATTTAATTTGAGCCCTACTGTAAGTGTTTGTGCAGATCCGTTTCTTGACTGGTACGGAATATCAATACTTATTGTGCTTAATGCTGAAGGTGTAACTACACTACGTATATTATTACTAGTTCTGTAGTATACGTTAAAGTTGCCAGCTGGTAAATTTCCAAATACACCGTCACTAAAGTTTAAATTAATTCTGTCACCGATACGTGTTGTTACAGCATATACATCTCTAGTTTTATTAAACAAACTATTATAGATAACGTTATTGCCTTCAGTTGAGTCAATTTTTGTCCATTCACTGCTTTCAAATCCTGTGCTGTTTAGTGAAAACAACCACACATCACTATCGTTAATATTTTCAGCGTCAATTGCTACTGCTTGATTTGGTGTTGGATTGCTTACTGCAAAGTTTCCTTTTTCAAGTTTACCTTGACGGAAGTGCATAAAAAATCCAGTGTTATTACTGCCGGCGCCTTGTCCGTCATCTCTAAACAAAAATGCAGGACTGTTACCTGGAAGCGGTGCTTCTTCTATAATATCTTCACCCAAAATGTCAGTACTTACTACTTCAAAACGTGTGCTTACGCCTTCAATACGTTTAGTAAACGGATATATTGCTTGTCCAGTATTTGTAGCATTTAAGCGATATTTTTGCGTTTGTACATCTGCAATTAATGCTGACTTTAGAGGATTGCCAATTGAATTAGATAGTGGCAATGCTGAGTTTAAGAGTTTAATAAATTGTTCAAAATAGTTTGAGTTAGTTTGGTCATTCCACTTAACAGTAATACCTGCCATGTTTAAACCATTACTATCTAAAATATTTTCAGTTGTTTTAATTGTGTCAAATTTAAGCAAGCCGTTAGCTGCTTGATTTCTGCGGGGATTGTAAGATAGCATACGTGCTAGACGTAATACACTTTCTCTACGCTCTGCTGTTTCAAGGAAGTTTTCACGAGCGTTTAAATCAATACGGAATGATAGATTTTGCCCAAGGAAAGCAATCATATCAATTAGCGCAAGATATTCACTCGATTCAATGTAATCGTTAAAGTCTTCTGGATAGTTTTGACGCAGATAGTTAATCATTGTGCGTCTTAGATTATCAAAATCGTAGCTTTGGAAATCTGCGTTTCTAAAGCTTTGGTAAATTCGTTTCCAGTCCTCAGCTACTAATAGCCTGGACTGTCTATCATTTGAAGACATATCATTTTCCTTGTTTACTAATGTATTTACCTGAAATGATAATGTGTGTATTTAATTTTTAAATTTAAAGAAGTCCGTTTTCTTTATCAAATTTAAAGCGTAATTGGTCTGTTATACCAAAAGGAAGTACTGTTATAGTGCAATCAATTTGTATACCTTGTTCGTAAGTATCAATAACAATATTTTCAGCGGTTATTCTAGGATCGTAATTAATAATACGGGTAACATCCTCAATAATTGCTTCTTGAACTTCAACAGTAAAAGGTTCATATAGTATATCCCAAATAATCGTACCAAAAGTAGGATCGCTTAATTTTTCAGTTTGGCGTATATGAAAATGATTAATTAAATCTTGTTTAATAAGTTCAAAGTCATACAGGCTATAACTTTTACTATCTGCAACTGTTGAAAAACCTCTGTATTTTCTGCCAGCTGTGGCTGTTTGAGTAGGCTGGCTTACTGTAACACGTTTATAAAGATTTTTTTCTAATTGGCTCATACTATATTTACCTTAATTAAACAGCACTACGATGAGGTGCTACTGTGTTTGTGCCTGCACTATTATCTGTTGGATCTGAAGTCGGAGGTGTTGCTTGTGCAATTAAAATTTCTTCGTTTAAACTTCTAATTGCATCTGCTTCTTCATTATGAAATCTGTTAACAACACTATTTCTAATACCTTCACTGCTGCTAGGGAAATATTTGCCGCCATGCTCAGCGCGGCGTTCGGAATATAATGCTCTAATTAACGCTGCGTCAGTAGGCACTGTTGCAGTTATATCAGTTGATGTAAATCCCAATCCGGCTAATGCATTTCGAAAAACTTTTGATGCGCCGCCTGCTCCGTGTTGTATTGTTGTAGAAAATGCTGCTTGACGGACTGTTATAGACCGAAGTGCAAGATTAATTCCGGAACCATTTAAGATACGTTTAGCTCCAGGGACATAGTATTTCAATCCTGCATACTGGCTTTGTACCTCACCGCCTTCGTCTGTACCCATTACTAAAGACCAAGCTTCTTTATATGCTGCACTACCTGCTCTTCCTCCAGCTGGGCCGCCAGCAGCATACAGTTGTGATTCTAATTCAGGGTATTTATTTTTTAACCAATTATGAAATTCATTTAGTGAGCCTGTATTTGCTGCAAGTTGGTATTTTCCGTAGCTCCAGCCACCGGTACTATCCCATCCAATAATACCAGGATCGCCCCGAGATTCATATTTTTCACTTAATGCTCCTATATTTTCATCAAACACATAGTCACTGTTATAGTCTCCTGGAGGTACAGGCGCTTGTCCGCTGCCGCCTGGACGACTAGAATTTCCTGTACTAACATTGCCGCCGCTGCCTTGTACATATCCACTCGATTTTCTACCTTGTAAATTTTTGTCAAACGTATCTGGAGTAACAACACGGTCTGCACTAGGAAGTGCGCCAGGCGAATCTCTATCTGTGTAAATTTTCTTAAACGATAACGGATCTAAGTTTTCATGATGCGGCCAAGGCTCATGTTGGGGGGATCTTGCTAATATACTTTCGTAGGAGCTTATTTGTCCGCCGGATTCAGTACGAGGTAATGTATTTGTTGTCAAAGGAGTTACTTCTTCAGCAACATTTGATGG